CGCACCTCTTTCAGAATTCTTAACAGATTCTGCTTAGAGATCTGAAGGTGTTTGCTTCTCATAATTCCCAAAAGGGACAATGTGTAGAAAACCATTGACTCAATTGGAAAGCAGAGGGCAGAACCCATTGACGCGAACTTGGCAAGGTGTTGAACACCATGTCCAGGTACGTCAGCACTAGTGCTACGGCAAGCGAATACAGCATCACTTAAGTCTGGGACACTAGATAGCATGCTATACACTAGGCTGGCTGAAACTCTATCACTAGCATCTTTCAAATCGATCGTTGCAAAACGACCGTCAGAAGATGATGACAGTGCAAGGTTTTGGTTCACAGTTTGGTCTGTAAAGTTTACAAACCCTCCTGTTAGGGATGATCCCTCCAGGGCCTTCACGATTGGAGCCATCAACGCTTGTTGTGTATATTGCATACACACAGGCTCGATAGCAATAATCCGTGGAGTTTTCAGCGTCTTAGGAACTGTGATGACCCTAACGGGTAGCTCAGCTCCAGGTTCGGTGAAGTGTACTCCTTCGAGCATGTCCAGAAACCCGTGATTGGGGATCCCGAACATGTCGAAGGGGAAGAACGGTTGTAACCGTTCGTTCCACTGTCTAAGGTTGTATTTCTCGTTACGAGAGATACGCTCAGCAGTAGCACCAGGGCCATGACGAGGTATAAGATCTCCGGATATAACCTTACGGTTAACCTCCGAGAGAACTTCGCCCCATAACATCCCAGAGATATGCACAAAATCTGATAGATCTTGGGCAGTCCAGGGATCCTGGCGTACTTCACTCTCACACTGAATATACCTTTCATAAGCTTCCTCGACTCTTTGAGTCGAGCAAGGAAGCTCGACCTTCTTCAATAGTAGGCAGATCTGCCTAATATAGTAGATGGCCTGGATGTTAGGTTTATCCAGAACAACTCCAGTACCAGCGTCAAACACTTGTTCGAGCAAACCTGAGAGAAATCTCGGGAGAGCTCCATCGCGATTTCGGTGAAAACCGATAAACGATGATGGAACAACACACCCATCTGCCAGACTTCTTTCGAAGTCTGAGCAAAAAGATGGTAGGGAGATCGTGAGAAACGACATCCCCTCATGTTTGACGCGTCGTGTGATTGTTAACCAATCACGCGTGGTGCTTGTGCAACACCATATACTAGCATCTGCTAGTACACACAGGACAAGACGCATAAGGCTTTTCATGTCGGCCTCCTAAGAAAAGAAGGTCAGGCAGTCCTTGCCATATGCAGACAACCCAGTGTGACCACAATAATTGTGGATCTACATCAACGAACCGGCTGTTAGTCCTTTGTAGACTAACATTACCAGAACGAAGATGAAGATAAGGTCAAAGACTGCAAGAAGCAGTCGCTCCCTTCCCATTAGCTTTCGCCGCCGAGAAGAGAAGTGACCTTAGCCCCAGAAGACGCCGTGAGATACGCAGTAAGCGCATCCACGATGTACTTGGCCTCCGTTACGGTGAAACCCGTAACAGGGAGGTCAACGACAAGATAAGCAGACATCGAATACTTGATGTTCTGCGAAGAAATGAGGGGATCAGCGGCGATCTTGGAAAAATCCAAGCGCACCTGACGCCTCGTTCGCTTGCCGTAGGTATGAGCAAACGTCAACTTGACGTTTCCATCATCCTTAGTATACTGGGACGTATTGACGCCACGAGCAGTTGCGGGAAGGCTATTCGCCACCGCATTGATCGTGACTGACTGGGGATCTGCCAACATGGCACGTTCTTTCCTGTTAGAGTCACACACACATGAAGTGTGCTAGAACACTCGGCCTATGCCGAGTGCTGCTAGTATGGCTATCTGGACCGGATTCAATACTGGTACAGTTAAGCCAAATCCGTAAGGGTACGCTTGCAACCGCTCTTTGGTTTCCCAAACCTCGGTTGTAGTCGTGGAGAAGTTGCCGGAACCGACAAAGTTCCCCGTAACAGTTGTGATAGGCTCGCGGCGCTTATGCGCCGAGATGTATGCATAATCTGCGACTAGCTTATCCTCACTATCGGCAACGATGTTGTCAATAGTGCGGCCAAGACTGGAAAACCAGTCAATAAGCCAAGACCACGGGATTAGTTGATACGCCAAATGCGCATCAAACCTAGCTCCATAAACCATCCTAGCGAGTTGGCGAATCCGACGTTCATGCTCAATTGGAGGAAGTAACTCTCCAGTTGGTATGTAATATCGGAACCGACCCGCAAAGCGGAATGAAGTTTTGGTTTGATCGTCAATATGACGTGTCTGAGAACCCGGACCGTACAGATAGCTAACCAGAGTAGGCTGAGTAAAGTACCCTCGGGTACTGCTCAACTCATTTTGGGTAACTATTTCGTCCACAAAGCCCCCTCTTCGAACAGGTCGCCCGTTATCACGGGCGAGCTGCCGAAGCATAGCATCGGCGTTCTTGGCTGCATCAAAGTAGCCAATAACGTCTTTGATAAGGGGGAGCCAACCAAATTCATAGTTGACGAAGTCATCAGCGGCCTGACCGACG